GTTGATTCGGTGGCCAGACCGCACTCGATGGCCATATTGGTGATCGAACGCTGCACACGGTTAGCCAGTGGATCGTAATGGAAGCACATTCCCTGCAGCAGGGCATCGATGGCGCGCCGGCGTAATACCGGTGGCATTCGCTTACGCTTACCGATGGATCGCGCGAACGCCACGTGCACGGAGAAGTCGAAGCGCGACGTAAAGCCCTCCGCCTTTGCCATCAGTTTACGGCAAAACGGCAGCGTCTTTTTCCCGTCGCGGGGTGTGAATTCAGGGTTTGGGTTTTTGACCTGCCGATAGTGGCAGACAGATAGCGGAGTCTTCTCAGTCACCCCATCCCGCACTTATGCCGGAGGGGTATTGTTTTATGAATAGCATGAGTTATAATCTCTCACAGGCCAGCGCCTGCTTTGTGACCCCTGAATCCTAGAACGTTCCGGCTAAGTTCGAATCTAGATTCAGGGGTTTTTGCTTTCTACGGGGTATCAAACCCCACCTTTGCGAAATAATCCGCGTACAACCAATTTCCGAATCATAACACCAAATCCCCCTTTCGCAACTGCCGAAAAATGTAACGGCGCTAACAATTTATGGGATTTGATGGCCAACAGTACGAAAACGTACGTCTTCACTCCCTGTAAAGCATTTAATCATTAACCACATGAATATTAACAATAATTATCCGTGGTAGCTTACAGGGAAGTCACTTCAAACCTCTTTCCCATGTTTTTTCAGCAAATCCTCTATCGCTTCATCCAGCAGACGACTTTTCGGTATTCGTGAGCTTTTTGCAAGCTCGTCAAAGAGTGGAACCAGCTTTTTATCCAGGGAGGAAGTGAAGCGCTTCCTGTTCTTCAGTTGCGGTTCTGCCATGTGACATACCAACCAGATCGATGAATGATCTGGGTAGTGTATTGGTATGGCAGAGTCTATTTAATTGGTTTAAGATAAGCACTATATAGACACTATTACGCACTATGCAAGCGACTATTCTTTTTTGATATTTGCCAGCCCAGGGAAAACAAGTCGCTATGGAAGGCGACATCTTGTAAGGGGGGGGTTGGCGAAAGGGGAATCAAAGTAGGGGTTCCACGCCAAAACCGCCGAAAATTCCGGCTGGCTAAATAAGGCTTATGGGAGAAAAGCTGCAATATGACGACATTTAGCTTTGACGCAATCCCCGCCCGAAAAAAACCTCCACCACAGCATAACTCTGACTACTGTTGCCAGCAGCAAAGCCGCACCTCCATCACGAAACCCGCAAAACCCCATTTTCCGCTTCATCCCCTTTGGGCTGGGCGATTTTCGCGCGCATTGTTAGGATTTTTCTTATGTAAAGGTTGTTTTGGGGTAAAGCGGATTTCGATCACTAAATTGAAACAAAAAGTAACATAAATTTCACCTTCCTGATACGTGATTTTGCCTGGATCCATGCTGACAATTACATTGTGTTTAGTTTAGCAAAACATAGACATAACTTTTGGCAAATTCGAGTTTTCCAAATCTGAAATTTGAGATTTCATATAAAAAATACGATCTGAATTAGTGACTTATTTTAGTAAAATCGTTAATTCGAGCCTCTTGACGAAAATCAAAATCGATCATAGGTTTTATCACCATTACAGGTACAAATTTTCTCGGAACGAGAAAATCATACTTGTTAATCAAGTGGTATTTGACAAGGTATATTTACTGTATAAACATACAGTAAATTACAGGTTAAATAGTCAGTTCTACGACGCTCTTTAAGAAAACTGCCCCGAAAAGGGGTGACCCAAAGGTTTCCGCATGTGTTGAACCATCAGCACAACCGGAAGCCAGGGGAGCGTATCGATGAAAAACCATTCGTATGACAATACCGACAGTCGCCGACGCGATCGTCGTCAGGCACTGAGGGAAGCATATAACCGCGAGCATAACGCTCCGGGAATCGCAGAGCAGCCACCGCGCCCCATACTTTCACTTCGCCGTAAACCGGTTGACCCAGTCCATAAAGCGCTTAATCCCATTAGCTTCGACTATCGAGCCCAGATTACCAAAGCCGCTGATGAGCTTTACGAGCTAATGCTGCATGAGAGGGCGAACATGTCTAGAGCATACCGCCGCACCCCGCGAAAAATCGGGTAAATACGTCAACATAACACCTCGCACTGCGGGGTTTTTTATTGCCAGAAGTCAGTGTTTTTACCCTGCCACTGCATACGGCGGCAGGCATAAACCCACTGAGGAGTAACAGAATGATGCACGAACTGATTTTCCAGGCAGCAAACACCAAACCTGCGATGAAAGAGCAGAGAGAAACATTTTTGGTTATCCATCCCGGAGATGGTTTCTGCCTAGGAAGAGCATATTACGATGAAGACGGGGAGTTTGTTTGTTTTCTGGTTGATGGAGCATTCGGCGAATCTGAAGCCTTACATCTGGGCCAGTACTTATCGTGGGCATCCCTGCCCATCGAACACTCGATATTAGAGTCGCTCTTTTTGACAGAGAAGGCGACCTCATAGAGTGCTGGATGGACTCTCGACGCTTCCAACACGTCGAATAAAGTGGATTTACCCTGCCGCTGTGTACGGCGGCAGGCCTAAAGCCATTCAAAGAAGGACGAAAGATGTACAAATTACCCCAAAAACCCTGGGGCCGGGTTGTGGCATGGCGGCGCGGCAGGATCGGATTGTTACTTGCAGCTGCCGTGCTGGTCGCTTCCTGCTCTGCCGTCTCATTCACCCGCGCCACCGGCGCACAGGGCCAGAGCATCACCAATGCCGAGGTGCAGCCGGATAACACGGTGGTGTTGACGTATCCGAACGGCTCCGCCTGCATCGACACCCATCCCGGCGAAAGCCATTCCTGCAAGGGGCATTAAGGTGAAGGAGCTGACCCTGTGCCTGGCGTTATCGTGCCTGCTGACCGGCTGCGTCTCACAGCGCTACGTCGGCGTACAAATCACGTCAACAGCCCCGATGAGCCTTACCCGTGTGGTGGTTGATGGCCGGGAAGTGGTGATGTGCAGGATCCAGGAGGACGCTAATAACTTACTGGCCGCAAACTGAACGGAGAAGGTGCCGTGACTCAACTTATCGACACCGGACGACCGGGTAAAAAACGCTACCGGGTACGCTGGCAGGGCGTGGGCGGTTCGCGCACATCGGAGTTTGCCGACTCGTGCGACGCCTACCGTGAGTTTTATCTGCGCGAACGTTTTGCCTGGGAAAGCGCCAGTGAAGAGGCAACCAGCAAAAAGCGGGACGTGACCGTTAAAGTATTGCTGATGTTTTATTACGGTCGGCTCTGTGACGACGTGGAACTAAATCGGATCTCGCGTTCGTATTTTAAAGGCCAGGGCTACAACTTCGAGCGCTTGATGCTCCGCTTTAACCGCCACAGCCCGCCCATTAGGCAGGTGGCGCCCCCGGATTTGGCGGCCATCACCACCCATAACCACCGGCTGTTCTTACAGCGAGCCTATGGGTTGGCGATTGAGGTAGGGATGTGCATCAAAAACCCGTGCCGGATCGCCCGAAAAAACGTGCGTTACAGCAGTGCAGTGCCGCCGGAGAAATTTGCCACCCGTGACCAGGTGAAAACCATGATGCTCATCGGCGAGGCGCTCCAGAAACTGGCGGTTTATCTGGGTGCGGCGTGCGGGCTGCGCATTTCCGAAGTGGCCGCCCTACGCTGGGACAATATTTACAATAATACGTTGGTGATCGACAGCCATTTGACAGATGCGGGGATTTTACCGGGTCTGAAGTACGGCACCCGGACGGTGTTGACGGTCACGGAGGAGTTTTACCGGCTGTTGGCGCAGATCCCGAGGCGGGGAAAATACCTGTTCGAGAAAAAAGGCGGTGGCTGTTATGCCAACGTGAATTCGTTTCGGCGCGGGGTGCTGAAAACGTTATTGGATCAGGCGGGATTAACGGCGGAGGGGAAAAGTTTCCATGCCCTGCGTCACTATGCGGTATCGGTGTGGGTCACGCGCGGTATTCAACTGGAGCAGATCAGCGCCTGGTTGGATCATGCCTCACCGGCGGTGACGCTGGCGGTGTATTCCCACCTGTTTTCGGACACTAAACACCGGTGTTATTTGTTTGATGAGCCATTTTTAAATGGATCTCGCATGGATCCAGCTTCTGCGGGGTTTTCTCGGGATTTTTGAACATTGGTTCAAAATAATTAACCCGCACGGCTTAAGCCCGCGCCACGTCTGAGCGGATCCCGAATTAACCCGCACGATTTTTGCGTGCGGGTTAATTCGGGATATCCATTTGATTAACAAAATGAAAGTGCTGATTTCGCCGAATGTTTGCACGATCTCGAAAAACGAGGGGCTATCGCATGGCGAGATTGGACGAATTTCATGAGCGGTTTCTCCGCATTATCGAACACCATATTCGCACTACCGGAGACCGAACGGATAAGGGGATTGCGGCAAAGCTGCGGTATGACCGTGGAACTATAGCCGCTTGGCGAAAGAAGTATCCCGAGCTTCAGGCGGTGATTGATCGTCCCAATGCCAGGCTGAATAGAATCGTGAATGACGGTATCGAGAACCTGGCGACCAATGGCCGCGTCGAAGTTATCAAGAATGGTAAGGGGGGCGTGAAAGAAACTCGGATCCTGCCCCCCACTGCGCAAGACTTTTCTGTTGCCCTGAAGGCCGGATTTGGCGGTACCGAAGCATTCAACAAAAAAGAAGATGGGATCCAGCGCAGCAAGGAGCTAAGCGACATTGCCCGCCGTCTGCGATC